CGCCGGCGTCCGGTGCGGCGCCGCCCGTCGACCCCGCGATGTCGGTCGAGCGCATCAGCGCCGGGCTGTCGACCTCCTCGATGTTCCCGCAGCCGACCAGGACCAGTACCAGCACCGCGAATCCCCAGTTTGTCCTCATGTGAACAACGTTAGTAAATATCGTAACGCTTGTCCATGCTAGAAGTGCGGTCACGCCTAAGTCCGCGTCCCGCGCGGACTTACAAAGGATAGGGGCTTCAACTTTAGAAACAAGTTGAAGCCCCTCCCTGCCATGCCTCGCCGAGCCTTGCCAGGCAAAACCGCGCCTGGCGACCCCCCGCAGGCTGGATATTAACCCACGGCAACGGCTCTGACGTAGATGACCAGATCGGCCACGATCGTTCCGTCTGACCGTAAGAATCCATGGATCGCGGTAACACGCGCGCCGGGCGGGGGGATGATCTCCGTCCAGGTCTGCGAGAAGTCGGCGGTGGTGAAGCTGGAGCCGTCCTCGAGGTCGAAGGTCAGGTGGTGGGCGATCGACGTGCTCGGCGTCGGCGAGTCGTGGCCGGCGAGGACCTGCGACAAGTACCAGATGGCGCCCGCCGCGGGCGTCAGCGTGACGACCTCACCGAAGCTGTTGGCGCTGCGCGTACCGCGCCCCTCGAGCAGATCGCCGCTCTTGAGCTGGATGTCGAACTGCACGCCGCCGGCGCGCTTGGGGTCGACGCTGGCAGCGATCGCCAGGAGCGCGGCGGACTGCGCCGGTGGGAACAGGTCGACGTCCGCGGGGAACCCCAGGACGCCGTCGTCGAAGAACATGTCGTCCCAGAACACGCCGAAGTTTTGCGTGTCGACGACGTAGTCCTGGGCCTGGATGAGGAAGTACGCGCGCCCCATGCGCCGGTCCAGGAGCGTGAACCCGCTGAGCGGGTCGTCCCAGAAGTCCACGTCCCACGCGAACCCCGAGAAGCTCCCCAGCCCATGGAGCGCCTTCAGCGCCGGGGTCGCCCCGTCCTCGAACGGCTCGAGAGTGAGCAGCGGCGGGATCCCCGGCTGCTGCGCCGCCGCCTGCACGACGTCGGCGATCGCGATCGGGCTGACCGCGTCGGGGATGTTGAGCACGCGCTGGCGGTAGGCCGCGGTCGTCTCGCCGGGCTGGCGGAAGATCCCGCGCTCCTCGCCCTGGACTGACAGGTAGTCAGCCGCGCCGCCGTCGATCTTCGTCGACGGGCCGACCGCCTGGAACGTGCTCGCGCCGACGCCGCCGGTCCCCGGGGGCGCGATCAGGATGCCCGAGCTCGCTGGTACGACGGGGCTCTGCGGGTCGACCTCGAACTCCGGGTCGGCCTCGGTGTTGACGAGCTCCGTCTGGCGCAGCGTCTGGACCGGTAGGACCAGCACCGTCTGGGTCGTGACTGGGACGTCGACCTGCAGGACGGCGCGCACGCCGCGCGGGTCGACGAACGCGAACCCCTTGGGGATCGTGCCCGTGGTCGTCCCCGACGCGCGCGAGATCGTGACCGCGCTCGTCCCCGGGCTGCCGCCCGACGCGCCGGAGATCGTCGCCTGCGCGGCGTTGTGGATCGCGGCGACGCCGAGCCGCGCGAAGATCGCGACCCGCGCCATCAGCAGCGTCGCCGCGTCCGGGTCGTCGAGCTGGGGCTGCAGCCAGCCCTGGCCGTCGCTGGTCCGCTGCAGCAGGGCCAGCAGCGTGTCGGGCGTCTCCGGGTCGACCATCAGACGAAGCTCACGTCCTGCGGGCGGACGCGGATGATCGTGCTGTTCGTGACGGGCACGATGTCGCCGACGGGGACCGGGAGCGCGTCGTCGCCGACGATCGTGCCCGGGACCGCGCTCGCCGCCGCGAGGAGGTTGGAGCGCAGCAGGGCCTGCCCGGGGCGCAGGAACTGGGAGAACGCCGACGCGACGGCGCGCACCTGGGCGGTCGCCGCGACGGTGTCGATGCCGGACGCGAAGGACAGGTGGTAGGTGACCGGCTCGAACACCACGTCGCCGCCGGATACAAAGACGGGGATCCCCGCCGCGCGGAACTGCAGGAGCGCGTCGACCACGCCCTGGATCATCGTCGGCGACGCGCCGCCGGTGTCGTCCGCGATGATGAGCTCGACGGCGGCGGCCGGGTAGCCGCTGCCCGGGTTGAGGATCTCGAAGGCCGTCGCGACGGTGACGCCGGGGACGGTGGTCGCCGCGAACTGGATCGCCTGGATGATGGCGCGCCGGATCGTCAGGAAGAAGACCGCCGCGCGCGCCCGCAGCTGCGCGTCGTTCTCATTGTTCGTACCGCCCGCGGCGGCCTGGGGGTTCGTGACCGTGATCGTCGAGTCGAACGGCTGGTCGAGCCACGCGGTCAGGGTGTTGACCGGAACGTTCTGCGTGGGGCCGACGACCTGGGCGATCCCCACCGCGGGCTGGGTGAGGTCGGTGGCGCCGAACGTGACGTCGGTCTGGAGCGCGAAGATCGACCCGCCCGGCGTGGTGACGCGCGCGCTGGCATTGACGACCCCGCCGCCCGCAGTGAACGTCGGCCGCGCCAGCGTCAGCGCGACCGACGCCGGCGCCGATGATTTTCGGGTCATCCCGCCCATGCGCTCGAAGACGTACCGGTCGAGCCCGGGGCCTTCCGCCGTCCCCAGGAAGAGGTCGCGCGCGCACGCCGCCCACGAGGCGGTGAGGGCCTCGCCCATGACCGCGGAGGACCCGACGTCGAGATTCAGGTTGCTGCCGTCGACGTCGACCAACGCGGGGTTGACGCGGAGGCCGGGGTTCAGCATCGCCTGGCCGCGGATGTACTCGCGGGCGACGACGACGAGGTCTGAGCGGTCGGGTAGGTCCACGGGTCACCTCACGAGGAGAAGGAGACGCCGGTCGGGGAGACCTTGGCGCCGACGTCGACGAAGGCGCCGCGCCGGGTCTGCGCGCGCACCTGTACCAGGACGATCCCGACCGGCTGAGTCGTGACTGCAACCGACGCGGCGGCGACGTCGGGCTCCAGCTTCACCTGGGACGTGCCGTCGTTCTTCATGCCCGACAGGCTAGCGGTGCTGGCCACGCCCTTGAGGTCGATGCCGACACCGTAGCCGCGCAGCCATCGGAAGGCGTCCTTCTTGGTGGTGAGCCGGCGGAAGATCCGGCAGACCGTACCGTCCGCCGGGGTCCCGACGGCGATGTCGCCCGTGTCGTCGATGACGTAGTGGCCGAGCGACGGCGGGCACGCGAAGTCGACCAGGTCCTGGTTACGGACTGGCAGGCGCGTCTCTTCGAGCCGGGTCACGCCGAAGAAATCGCCCGAGTCGGGTGAGCCCAGGGCGCTCCCCGACAGCGCGGCGACGTCGCGCACCGTGACGACGTAGTGGATCCCCACGATGAGCTGGCGGTCGACCGCGACGTCGAAGCCGCGCTCGGGCGCGCTACCCTGGACGCCGTAGGTCGGGCCGACGACCATCGCTGGGTTCACGCCGACGGGACTCGGGGCCGTCGCGGCGCCGCCGATGACCGAGAAGATGTAGTTCGCCGGGTTGAGGGCATCCATCGCGCCGGCCGCGCTGCGGTGGAGCGGTTCCTCGCTGAACACCACGCGCACCACCTGGCCGGCGACCGCCAGCGCGCGCACGACCGAGAGCGGCCCCCCGACGCCGAGCGGGAAGCCACCGAAGCCAGAGCCGCCGAATCCGCCTGCCATGCCCCTGATGTTACCGGAGCTTCACGACGTCGGATAGGAACCCGTCCGCCTGGGCCTCGTACGTCTCGATCGCCAGGGCCGCCGCGACGAACATCGGCTTGAGCGGCGCCAGTGGACCGACGCAGGCGGCCTGCGCCGCGTTCCAGATGCCCTGGAGCCCCTCCGGCGTCGTAGCGTTGAGCGTGGCCTCCGCCTGGCGCTGGGTGGTCCCCAGCACCGCCTGCTCGGTCACGCCCTGCCCGCCGACCTCCACCAGGTCGTCGGTGATCCGGACCATCGTCCCGTTCGACGTACGGATCTCGATGGGCAGGCCGGCGCCGGCGTAGATCATCAGCCGGTCGTTCCGGAAGATCGGAAGCCCGTCATCCCCCACCGGCATCGGGTCCGAGCTGCCGGTGATGACGCACAGGATCTGCGGGACCATGGAGACGTCGCCGTCCGGGATCCCGACGATCACCTGGTCACCCGGGCGGATCGGGGTGTTGATGCTGCAGCTGCCGGCCGCGACGCCGAACCGCGCGGAGCACGGGTAGCCGCTCGGCTCGAGCACGACGTCGACCTCGACGCCCGCCGGGGTCACCAGGATGGCGTCCGGGTCGGTTGGGTCCATGGTCCCGTCGTCCCCGTTCGCCGTGGCGACGGTGGCGTAGGAGACCCAGTGCCGGAGGTCGTTACCCTGCTGCGCCATGCCGCGCGCCATCCGGCGGAAGTCGATCGGCCCGAGCCTGGACTTACGTGGTGGCATCACTCACCCCTCAGCGCCGCCGCCAGCGCGGGGTCCGTCGGCGTCTGGGTCGCCGTCGCCTTCGCGATCAGGGCGTCCAGGTTCGCGTTCTGGGCACTCAGCGCCGCCGCCGCGGCCAGGTCCGGCTTGGATACCGGCTTCACCGCCTTGATCGCGTTGTTGCGCGCGGCGTCTGCCGGCGACAGGTTGGCCGGGCTGTTCCGCGCCTCGACGTAGTTCGCGAGCTCGATCGTCGCCGACCAGCCGTCCGATGACGACCAGTGCCAGGACATGTTCCGGCAGTAGAACCAGTCGGTGAGGCGGGACGACTGGAAGGCGTTCTCCAGCTTGTTCAATGCGTCCTCGAGCTTGGCGCGCGCGAGGCCGGGCGCGATCAGGTTCGTCCCGTCCATCAGCGCCTTGCGCAGGAACGCCGGGTTCGAGCGCCGGTCCATCAGCTCGGAGAGCCCGTTTACCTCGAAGCCCTCGGACGCCGGGTCTGCCACGCGGCGCGCGACGAGCACGCGGCACGGGGTCCCCGGGCGAAGCCGCAGGAGGTCGGGGTTCTCGTTGTGGGTCTCCGGCCGCGTCGGGTCGATGTAGCTCGCAAGCTCGTCGGTCTCGATGGTGCAGCTCACCTCGCGCCGGCCGATGGCGTGGTAGAGCGCGACGGCGATCGCGTCGAGCTGCGCCTGGCTCCGGATCTCGCGCACCACGCGGACGACCTCCTCCTCGATTGGCGCGTGCCCCTTACCGGTCCCCGACCCGATCGCCGATACCGACGTTCCCCGGACCGTCGTGGGGAACACCGACGTCATGGTGCGCTTGCCTGCCGGCGCGTCCGGGTTGTGGCACATCACCCGCACGCGCGGCGCCTTCTCGCGCCCGTACTTGCGGGTCATCTTGTACGACTTGATGTTGTTGCCCCACACCAGGAAGCGGACCTGGGTGTGGATGGTGCTGGTCCCGCCTACGGTCAGGTCCCGCGAGAAGCCGTCGGTCGGGCCACCCGGGATCGTGATGCCGTCCTGGGGGGTCTCCTTGATGGTCTGCGGCGGCACGAGCAGGATGTTGTTCGCGCCCAGCATAGTGACGTTGCCGCCTAGGTCGCGCGCGACGATCGACGGGTCGTAGACCGGGAGGACGCCGGCGAGCTCGGCCGCCCTCGTGACCAGGTCCCAGACCGATACGTCCGCGACCGCCGGCGATGGCGTCGGGAACCCCACACCGCCGGGCTGTCCGACCGACGGGTCCTGGGACGGGTCGATCCCCGGCGGTGGGCCGCCCTGCACGGGGCCGCCGGCCTGCGCGCGCGACTGCGCCGACTGGAGGCTGCGCTTGAACAGCGCCGCGTCCAGGCGCGGAACCTGGTCGGGCGCGACGTTCGGGAACATCCGGACGCCGATGGCGTCGCCCAGGGAGCCGTTGAATTCGGGGATCGTCGCGATCAACCGGCGGATGTAGTCGGTGACCGGCTCGCCGCCCTTCGCGATCGCGCGGTCCTTGGTGAACGGGTTGATCTTGAGCACCATCAGGCGCTGCTCGAGTGAGAGCGCGTCAACGCTGACCTTCAGCGTCTGGTAGTCCGCCTGGATGCTCTCCTGCTCGGCATAGCCCCGGAAGTCGGGCGGGTTGCCGAGGATGTTCGGCACCCAGCGCGCGGGGTCGCCGAAGTCGTCCGCCGGGACGGTCCCGACGAAGACCTCGACCAGCAGCGACCGGATCAGATCGGGCGGCAGCGGCAGGTCGCCCAGGGAGATTTCGAACGAGACCTTGTCGGCGGTCCGGAAGCCGTTGTGGTCGACGCTGATATCGAGCGGCACGACGCCGAGCTGGATGGTGCGGTCGTCCGGCGTGGCCGTAACCGGCGCCGCCGCGCCCGTGCCCGCGGTCTTCCCGGCCTTCACGCGCGCGACCTTCTTCTGCGCGGTGATGACCTGGGCGTCGGCCGCGGGGTCGAACTCACCAGACGCGCGCCGGACCGCCTGGAGGGCCTGCAGGGACGCGGCCTCCTGGATCACGCGCGCGCCGGGGTTCTTGGCGGGCACGGTCTCGGACTGGGCCTGCGGACCGTCCGCGTTCGACCAGTCATCCAGGCGGATGGTCAGGCGGACGATGACCCCGGGGCGGTAGACGTACTTGACGCTGCCGCCGATCGGCTTCGACGTCTGCGCCGGGGAGACGCCGACCGGGGCTTGCGCGCCGGCCAGGACAGCGAGGTCAGTCAGGGCCACGGGACGATGCTACCGGACCGGCAGGTAATATCCCAGGCATGGACCTACTCCCCTGCCCGTTCTGCGGTTCATCGAACCTATGTCGCTCACACGGGAATCAGATCCTGTGCTTCGAATGCGGCGCCGAGGGGCCTGCTATCCCCAGGAACTACCGCGGCAATGCATTCGGAGATCAGAAAGCCGTGCTCTGGAACAAACGCGCTAGCACTGCTGCCGGATGTCAGACGAGGACCCCGGCTGCGGGCGTGGGATCCTGATCGGCCGCGCCGGGTCGTCGCTCGGGCCGCCGGGCGGCGACGGCACGGCGGACCCGTCGATCCCGTTGGCGCGCGCGATCGCGAACCAGAGGTCGGCGTCGCCGTAGTATCGAATGGCCAGGTCGCGGAGGTCCGTTCCCGCCGGCGCGCGGACCTCCGCGATGACGTCGCTCTCGACGTACTGCTGCATCCCCTCGCTCGCGTCGACGCATGCGCCCTTCGCCCCCAGCCAGACCTGCAGCGTGGTCAGGACCTGGTCCTTTAGGCGCAGCAGGTCGAGCGCGCTGTCCTGCACCTCGAGCAGCAGCTGGTTGACGTTGAGGAGCGTCGACTCCATGGTCGCGATCGACTGGAGGCCCGTCTGCGCCGCGCCGATGAGCTGGAGCGCCGCCTGGGTCGGGATGACGACCGTCGACGTCACCTGGGCGGTCGCGTTCGCGATCGTGTCGCTCGCCGACTGCACCGCGGCGAACGCCTGGGCCATCGCGTTCTCGGCGGCCTGGGAGATCCCCGCGGCGAATTGCGGGCCCTGGCTGACGGCGGTCCAGGTCGCGGTCGCGAGGTCGAGTTGGTCAGTCAGCGCGCCGAACCCCTCCGACGGGTTGAGCTTGCCGGTGGCGGCGATCGGCGGCGCCGCCGGTTCGCCCGCCGAGCGCCAGTCGAACGTCGCCTCCCATGGGACGTCCTGCACGCGGTCGGTCGTCGGCGTGAATGCGCTCATGATCCCGACCCGGACGTAGGCCTCACCCGACAGCACCGGCGCGCCTGGTTCGCCGCCGAGCGCGCCGCCCCAGGTGACCTGCACCGAGACGCCGGCGTCGTGGATGCGCTCGAACAGGACGCGCAGCGCCTGGGCCTGCCCGTCGCCCAGGAAGCGGTCGTTCCACTCGCCGGTGAACGTCGTCGGCTCCAGCGTCCGGCCGATGACCTGCTGGGTCCCGTTCGGGTTGCCCGGGCTGAAGGTGGTCTGCACCCGCATCTTGCGGCCCCACTTGGTGCCCTTGAAGTGCGCCGCGCGGCCGACGAGCAGCACCGTCCCGGGAGGCTGGCCGGTCTGCAGGGTCTCCGTCGAGATCGACCCCTCGAGCAGCTTGATCTGGAGCCCGAGCTCCTGCGAGTCGAACGGCATGCTAGTCCCCCTGTGGCTCGGCGGTGAGGGCCTGCGTGCGGCTCGATACCTCGTTTTGCAAGGCCGAGACGAACCGCGGGAAGACCCGGTCCAGGTCGGTGTCCTCGAACTTCATCGCGACGTGGACGCCGCCGTAGAAGTTGTTTATCTGCTTCGCGAACTTCAGCGACTTGTCGTCGGTGACCGGCGTCGCCGCACGCGTGACCGCCTGCTGGGTGTGGTTCAGGAGCTCGGCCGCCGCAGCGCCGAGCATGCTGCTCGACACGTCGCCGAGGCCGCCCATGCCGAGCTTCTTCGCGAAGTTCTGCCGGACGTCGTCGGACATGGCGTCCATGACGCCGTTGAACTTCTGCATCGCCAGGACCCCGTCCTCGAGCATGTTCTTCTGCTTAAGGACCTCCATCGCCGCCGCCGCGTGGGCCTGCGCGTAGGCCTTGCCCGCCTCAATCTGGTCCGGCGTCAGCCCCGCCTCGTGGGCCCTCAGGTACTGCCGCGTCTGGGCTACCTTGCCCATCTCGTCGAAGAACCCGCCGAGGTCGGCCGCCTGCTTCTTCCGGCCCTGCCACTCCTCGTAGACCCCGTGGAGCGCGATCGCCGCGAGGCCGGCCGCGGTGACGATCCCGCCCAGGGCCGGCGCGACGGCGCCGAGCGTGCCGAGCATCCCGCCGAGCCCGCTGGCCGCGCCTCCCAGGCCAGACAGGGCGCGCATACCGCCGAGCGTCTCACCGAGCCCGCCGAGGGCGCCCGCGGCGCTGGTCAGCATCCCGCCGGCCTTGATGCCGGCGAACACCGCGCCGATCGCCACCCAGTGCTCGCGGATGAACTTGCTGACGTCCTGCAGGACGTGGAAGGCCTTGACCAGCTTGTCGGCGAACATGTCGACCATCGGCTTGCCCTCCTTGGTCATCTCGTGGATGTGCTTGCTCCACGCCTGGAGGGAGACCGCGATCTCCTTGAACAGCGGGCCGGTCGCGTCGCGGAGTAGGCCCTCGACCGCGTGGCGCGCCTGGGAGAGCGCGCCGCCGATGCCGCCCGACATCGCGTCCGCGATCGCCATCGACCCGCGGAGAGCCTTCTCGATGTGGTCGAAGCGCTGCGCCTGGGTCAGTTTTTTCATGTTGCCCAGGGTCTGGCGGAGCCGGCTGTCGAACGGGTCGAAGCCGCGGACCGCGCCGGTCTGCAGCGCGCGGGAGATCGCCGTCGCCGCCTGCTCACCGCTGACGCCGAAGCGCTTGGCCGTCGCCGTCGCCGCGACCGTCAGGTCCATGACCTGCTTCTGGCTGAGGCCCAGGCCGCCGGCCGCGATCGCGATGCTCTTGTACGCCGTGGCGACGTCGGTGAGCGGCTGCGTGAAGCGCCCCGCGGTCTCGTTCAGCTCCTTGGTGATATCCGTCGAGAGCTTCAGCGAGCGCTGGTAGCGCTCGAGCTCGTCGGTCCCCTTGGCGAAGTTGAGGGCGCCGGAGAGCACGCCGGCGATCTGCTTTTGGGTCGACGAGAACTCGGCGTTCGCCTCCTTGATCTTCTCGACCCAGGAACCGATGCCGTACCCGAGCCCGAGAGCCGCGACGGTGGTGAGCCCCTGCTCGCGCCGGAACTCCCCGATCTTCTCCCGCATCCCCTCGAGCTTGTGGTGGACTTCCGAGAAGGCGCGAGAGATCTTCGCGAGCCCGGCCCCGTAGCCGGCGTCCTTCGCGGTGAACTCTGTCTCTACCTTCCGGTGCTCGTCACTCACGTCGTCAGCCTTTCTTGTCGCTCTCGTCCCCGACGATGGCGCTCAGGGCCGCCGTGAACTGGCAGAGGTTGTCGGGGGTCAGGGAGAAGACCTCCGACATCGGCTGCTTCCCGTACCTGCAGGCGTAGGCCACCTGGCGCCACAGGACGGCCCTGGCCTTCCGCAGCTCTGCTGCGGGGTCTACGGCACCTTTACCTCCACGCTGCCGAGAAAATCCTTCGTCTCGTCGGCGCTCGGCAGGAACAGCTTATTGACCGCGGTGGTTAGCAGGGAACGGACCTTGGGGGAGCACTCGGTCATCAGGTCGAAGCCCTGGTCGACCGGCTTGCCGTTCATCCTGATGACGCAGCGCTGGAGGATCTCGTAGGCCAGGACGCGCTCCCCGACGGCGGCGGCGATCGCGTCGAGCTCGAGGCCGACAGTGAAGCTGCGGATGGTCACTGACGTGGGGTCGGTGGTCCACTCGCGCGCGGACTCGGGGATCTTGTACGTGTACTCCGGGAGCGCGAGGGTCGGCGGGGTGAGGGCGGCGGGTGCGATGGTCATGCGGATCTCCTTGGGGTTGGCCTACCCCGAGGAGTCTACACCCCGGCGAGCAGGAGCTTCGACTCGCACTTCCCGCTGAACTTGAAGTTGACGTACTGGTCGCGCCCGCCGTTGCCGATCGGGATGTTCCCGAACTTGACGTTCGGCAGCGTCCCGCGGATGCGCTGGCCATTCGGGAAGTTGTAGATCGAGACGACGTTGACGATGGCCGCAGACAGCGCCGTGCGCCGGCTGGCGCGCTCGGTGATCGTGTCGGCCAGCTTGAAAGCCTCGCTGGACTCGGGGTCCAGCGAGAACTCGAAGTCGCTGCCCATGAAGATCTCGTCGAAGTTCGGCGCCGTCTGCCCGATGTAGTTCTTCTCGAGGATGGTCACGTTGTACGTGATCGTGAAGTTCTCGATCGACGTGAACGTCCGCAGGATCTGGCCGTTCAAGGTGATCCGCAGCTGGGTCTCCTGGCCGCGGGCGCGAAGTGAATCAGGCATCGGTCAGCTCCTTTAGGCCGCAGCGGCGACGGGGTTCGGGATGACGACGGTCTCGCCGATCTGGGTGTCGAACACGATGTAGTCCTGCGACGGCAGGGTCTGGGCATAGACCTTGTAGACGAACACGCCCTGGCTGTTGAGCACTTGGGTGTTCTCCGACTTCTCGTCGATGAAGTAGTCGACGATCCGCTGCGCCGCGGGGAGGTCAGGGCTCTTGAGGCTGTCCATGAAGGAGTGGATCGCTCCTACGAACGCGTCGACGTTCTCGACGGTCGCCGGCCCCTTGAGGTACGGGGCCGCGAGCTGGGCCAGGGTCCCCTCGATCAGGTCGGCCATGCGGCGCCGCTGGATGCGCACGCGCGTGGGCCAGGTTACCTTGTTCGCCGCGGTGACGCCCTGGACGAATTCCCAGCCGACGTTCGTGTCGTGGCGGATCGCCGCGACGCCGCCGGCGATGAGCGCGGTGTGCGCGGGCTTGAGCAGCGGGTTCGCGATGAACGCGTCCTCCAGCTCGACGATCGACTGGATGTACGCGTTCTGCGCGCCGGGGTTCACCTCCTCGGCGAAGTTCGACAGCGTCGTGGCCATCCAGCCGTCGCTGTTGGTGACGACCTTGACCCCGAAGTCGGGGACGAAGATCTTCGTCATCGGGAAGCAGATGACCACGCGGTCGGCCGGCTGGACGTAGTTGTCCGAGCTGGCGAGCCCGATCGCTGCGGTGACCGCGGCCGAGGCCGCGCCGCTGGTGGCGTTGGCAGCCGGGTCCGCCGCGACGATCGCGATGCGCCCGGTCGGGCTGTTGGCAGACGAGTCGTTCGCGTTCTGCGCCAGGGCCTGGCGGATGATCGACGAGCGACGCGCGGCCCAGATGATGGTGATCGCGTCCATGGGCGCGTTCGTCGGGAGCGTCTTCGCGATCGCCGGCGCGTACTGGCTCTCGAGGCGGAGCGCCAGCGTGGTGCCGACACCCTGGGGCCAGAGCGCCGTCGAGTTGTTCACGCCGCTGATCAGCGTCGTCGCGGCGACGTTCTGCAGCACGGGGTCGATCACCGTGGCGACCGCGGCGATCGCCGTCGCCACCACCGGCTCGACGACGCGGATCGGGAAGCAGGGGACCTGCACCGTGACCTGGTTCGACGTGAGCGCCGTACCCGCCGGGATGATGGTGTTGCCCGAGGCGCCGAAGACGCGCGTCGCGGACCCGAAGACTGCGTCGCCGAAGCGCGCGCCGGCCGGGATGACGATGTCCTTGTTGGTGTTGCCGCTGCCGTCCTGGTCGGACACGGCGACCGTCACCGTCACGGACAGGGTCGCCTTCGCGGTGCCCTGGTCGAGGGTGACTGCCTCATGGTCGACGCGCTGGAGGATCAGGCGCTGGAACGTCTTGCTCAGCAGCTGCAGCATCCCGTTGCCGTTGTAGCCGACCTGGGTGCCGTTCTGGATCGGGGTGGCCGACCCGTCCTGCGAGAAGTACGGGTAGACTTTGCCGTCGCCCGTGTACTGGCTGGTGACGTCCTGCTGGCTGAAGACCTCCGTCGGGACGAACAGGCCGGCGGTGAATTCGCCCACGAGGCAGGCGGCGCCGGGCTGCGTCCCGAACGAAATCGTCGGGCCCGTCCGGTCGATGACGACGATCTGCGGGATCGCGGTGATCTGGGTCAGCGGCGGGAAGGACAGGACGCGCAGGAAGAACGCCATGTCCCGATGCTCGGACGGCGCGCGGAGCCTGTCAAGGCACCGGCCGGGGGATCGGCGCGGCGCTGATGACTTCCTTGATGCGCACGCGGAAGGGCTGGACGACGGCCAACTTCACCAGCTTGGCTTGGGCGCGGATCGTCGCGCGCCCCTCCCAGATGTTCTTCGCCGCGCTGTCGGCGTCGTCGAGCTTGATGCTATCGGCGATCGCCAGGCGCACGGTCAGGCCCCAGTACTCCGGCATCGTCGCCAGGATCCCGTAGCGCTCGCCCGCCACCGGCGCCAGCGTCACCTCGGGGACCACGAATGCGGTCTCGATGCCGGCCTTCAGCGCGTTGCGCTCGGCGGCGCTACCTGAGCGATACTGGAACCCGAGGTCGCGGCTCGCTTCGCACAGCTCATAGAGACCAAGCCCCGGCTCGCCGACCGGTTCCCAGGTGTCTTCGAGCAGGTGCGGCACCAGGTGGCTCGGCCCGTACACCAGCGGCTCATCGGGCAGGATGACCCCGGAGGGGTCCGTGTACTCGCTCTCGAAGGACGGCCAGTCCTCGAAGATCTGGGTGAAGGCGATCTTCCCCACGCCGCCGGGCCCGGGGAACGGGACGCTCAGGGTGCGCGCGACCGCCAGGGAGATCGCCGTCTCGAGGTCCGTCATCGCGTGGCGGGAGAATTGCTCAGGGGTGATCATTCCCTCGATTCTCTCCCCTCCGCCAGGGCCTTGACCAGGTCCTCAGCGATCCGCTTCGCGATGCGCTCGCCCGCGAGCTTCAGGATGTGGTGCGCGGGCAGGCCGCGCGCGCGGATCTTCCGGGCGATCTGCAGCGCGATCCAGTGCTGCTGGTTCTCGACTGCGTGCGCCCGGTCGCTCTTGCGCCTGGCGCCGCGCTGTTGCGGGCCGTATTGCGGCTGCACGGGGCCGTGGATCGCCCTGCCGATCCCCTTGCGTTTTACCCAGGCGAGGATGAGCTCGAGCGGCGGCATGCGCGCGCCCGGCCGACGCCCGAGCTCGATGACGGACGCATAGGGCGCGAAGTTGTAGGCGACGGCGCCGCCGGGGATGTCATCGAACCGGAATGACCGCTTGTAGGTGGCGCGGTCCACCGGTTGGCGCGGCGTCGCCGACTGGATCTCTTCCTGGACGTAGCGCGGGCCGTAGAGCTTCACCGTCTTGCGGATGAAGCCCACGGCGTCCTCCACCAGGTGGCCGTCCTTGCGGAGCTGCTCGGCGTACTGATCGAAGGTGAACTTCACGGTTCGTTGCGGTCGGTCCCGCCGTTACGCCCGCGGTCCTCGCCCTGCTTGGTCAGGGTCACCTTCCACTGCATGTTGTCGCGCGACAGCGTCGGCACGCTGGTCGGCGGGCTGTACCGGCGGATGACGGTCGGTACCCCGACGGCGCGCGCCTCGTGGACCTCCCACCAGAACTCGACGTCCTGGCGCAGCGTCCGCCGCAGCTCCGGGTTCTGCAGGTCGGGCGTCCGGCCCATCAGGTCGTCCTCGGCGTACTTGGCCGAGATCTCATCGATCGTGACGTCCCCCTCCTCGGTCAGCCCCGCGGCCCGCAGGCGCCGATTGACGCCCGACAGGTCCCGCACCCGCGGCGGCGGGATGATCTCGAAGCGGCTCGTCAGCTGCTGGTGGCCGATGCCGCGCTTACCGCCGGTCCAGACCGCGTGGACCAGGAAGACCCGGTAAGGCCGGATCCCGAACCTAGCCTTGAGCCCGCGCAGCCGGTCGGCCAGGGGGACCAGCCGGCCGGCCAGGGTCTGCGGCATCGCCTGGGGCTCGGGCGGCCGGAGGCGCCCGGACAACTCCGGGAGCTCGGCCGCCACGTCCCCAGTCGGAACCCTGTCGGACCCCATCGATCGCCTCCCTGGCGCGCGCCCAGCGCGCCACGCGCGCGGTTTAGGCCGGGACGCCGGGGCTCGCGGCCCAGCGGACGATCAGGAAGACGTCCACGTCCACGGTGGTCGGCGCGAAGGTGCCGCTGGTCGAGAGGTTGACGCCGATGGCATCACCCTTGTTGAACAAGATGTCTGCCGACTGGTCGATCGTGGCCGCCTGGCGCGGTGATGCCTGTGATGCCACGGCGACCACGTCGCCCTGGGCTGCCGCGGTCAGCGTCGCGGCGGGTGCGACCGTCGCTTGGAGCTGCGCTGCCGTGGCGCCGCCCGCGGTCACCGCAGCGTTGAAGCTGTAGGTCATGCCCAAGATCTTGCCCGCGCTGTGCGCGATGATCCCCGGCTGACCGTCCGTGCCAGAGATGCCCGTGCTGAGCGCCACGGCCGACTGGTTGGCCGCCACCTGGACCTGTCGGAACGGCCCGATGATGTCGACGCGCGCGTTCGCGGTCTCGACCGCGGGCGCGTTGTTCGGGACGTCGCGATGCGATCCGGGGTCGAGCTGCTCGATCAGGCGGTTCGAGGTGTTCCGTGCCATGGTCCGTTCTCCTGGTAGGGTTGCTCCGACTCTACGCCGACGCGATCCCGCCGCCTAGTGGGCCTGCCCCTACCGGACGGTCGCGACGCGGAAGTTCATCGGCCGCCCGCCGCCGCCGAAGCGGTCGCTGTACGGGTTGAGCGGGGCGGTCAGGACGTCCGAGAGGCGGTTCGCCCAGTCGCGCCGCTTGTTCTTGATCCGGTCCTGCCGGTCAGCCGCCAGCGTCAGCTCGCCGAGAGACTCGGCCGGGATGTAGTCGATGTCCTCGATGTCCGCCTGGTCGATGCGGTCCAGCACCGCCACGATCTCGCGCACGAGCTGGATGCGCGAGACCGGGATGTGCTCGATCGCCGACGCCGCGATGTAGAGCGGCTGGCTGATCGCCGGGACGCCGAGGGTGAACAGGCTGGCGACGTTAACCAGCCCATAACCCATGTGGTAGAGGATGCGGCCCTTCTCCTCCTCGGACAGGACGGCGTTGTTCTCGGCCACGGATCGAGGATGCCCGCCGCGCGGGCCCCGCGCAAGATGGGGGGCTACGCCGCGTCGGCGCCGTCGGTTGGCGCGCCCTGCTTCGCCCTGTGCCAGCCGGGCTCCTCGACCTCCTTGAGCTCGACGCCCAGGTTCTGGATCAACTGGATGTCGAAGTTCGCCGAGTTGATGACCTTACCTCGATTGAGCTGGTAGTCGCCCTGCGCGCGCGGGATGCGCTGGCTGGCCGACATCACGCGGTACCACTTCATCTCCGCGGCCGGGGCTTTCGGCTTGGCCTTCTGCGGGGCGGCGGGGGTCTCTGGGCTCAGGGATGGGACGTTTGCCATGGGGTGATCCTCCACGGTCATGCTACCAGAAGACAAACCCGTGGGCTGATTCGCGCAAGTAGACGAAACCCGGCCGGAGCCAAGCGACGTCTCAGATCTCTTCCGGACGAGCCGGACGCTGATCCGTAGCGGTAGCGCGAATCGTATCCTCGGGCCCCAGCGAGCGCAGCGCTTGCGGCACGAAGCCGGGCGCATGTAGCAAACCGGGAATTTGAGACGCCGAAGCGTCTCGAGACCACCGAAGTGGTCCAGTGGACACCGAAGTGTCCAAAGAGATCGACGGACCAGGACCACCTGTGCGCGGGCTCTCGGCCCGGCGCGCGCCGGCGCGTCCTGAAACGCGCAGCTCGGTGACGAAGTCCATCTGTCGCCAGGTTGGCGCTTGCGCTCGCTGCCGTCAAGCCACTACCTTGGCGGCATGTTCGGACGCAAGACCCGACAGGCCCTGGACGGACTCACCATCCAGGTGCAAACCCTCATCCAGGAGACCCGCATGGCAACCGTACAGCTCCAGAAGATCATCGACGCCGTCGCCGCCGAGAAGACCGTCGTCGACGGCGCAGTCAAGCTGTTGAACAGCATCCCCGACCTGATCAAGGCGGCCGTCCCCGGCGCCGACCCGGCGACCCAGGCCGCGCTCGACGACCTGGCCGCCCAGGTCGGCGCCTCGAACGCCGAGCTGCAGGCCGCGGTCGTCGCGAATACCCCGGCGGCGCCGACCGCGACCGACCCGGGCGCTCCCGCCACGCCGCCGGCGACGACTGACCCGGCGACCACGCCCGCCACCTAGCGCTCACGGGGCACGATTAAAGGGCCGGCCCGGGTTTCCCCGGACCGGCCCTTTTTAATTAGTAGCCCTTCGGCGGCTTATGCCGCGTGCGCGACGATGACGGCGCGCTTGAAGGTCGCCTTCGACCCCGGGCCGAGCTCGTCCGACGGGACCGGAAAGTCGCCGCTGAACGACCAGGTCGCGGTCGTGACCTGCTGGAGCGCGTCCATCGGCGCCCGCATGATGAGGCGGATGCGCTCGGTCACCACCTGCACGCCGGTGTTGGTGATCGCGAACTCGCCGATCTTCCCCATCACGCCGGCCTGCGAGATGAACTGCGACTCGTCGAGGTACTTCTCCTCGATCCAGCCCATGCCCGTGCACATCGGTCGGCGGATGTCGATGCTCGCGCCGTTGGTCAGCTCGAAGCCGTGCGTGTTGCCCCGCACGACGTTCGGGTTGCAGGTCTGCGAGTTGGGCGCCTCGTTGTTCCGGTAGAACACGCCCTGGCCGAAAATGCCCATGGCGAACCGGCGGTAGTGGACGTAGTCCGGCAGCGACTGGTTCAGGCGCTGGAACTCGTTGTCCGCGAAGATCTGCATCTCCGACTGCGGGTCGAGGTGCCAGTGGTACAGGCTGTCGTCGTGCGGCGGCACGTTGTTGAACCGCAGCTTCGCGATCGCCGTGCGGATGTCGCGCACCGCGAACTGGTCGCTCGCGTCGATGTCGTCGATGGAGACGCCGCCGCCGGAGTAGACGATCTCCGAGTGCTTGTCGGTGAAGATCGCCGAGCGCGCCGCGACGTTGCCCGTGAGCGCCGGGGTGATGGTCAGCGTCCCGCCGTGGATCGGGTCGCCGACCGTATCCGGGGTGAACGCGGTGACCTGGCCGACGTACGCGCCGCCGGCCTGGGCCGGGATGGTGATCCCGATCGGGTTCGACGCGCTGACCGCCGACTGGCGGCCGTTCAGCAGCTGCGACGTGAACCCGGTCAGGTTCGCGACGTGGACCGTGGTCGCAGTCGAGACCGCGGCGGCGTCGACCACCGAGTTGCCGGCGACGTAGGCGTTGTAGCCCTTGTCGCGGACGATGCGGTTGATCGACTGGCCCGACTGCATGCCGAGCTGGTGGACGTTGCGCAGGTACTGCGACGCCAGCGCCAGGTAGCTCGTCGGCATCGACGTGTCGATGGCCGAGGACCACTGCTGCGCGGTCGCGTCCCACTGTTCCATCGAGTAGGTCAGCGGCACCGGGTCCGTGTTCGGCGTGATCGGCCGGGTGATGACCTCCATCAGGCCCGTGCGCGTGAACGTCTGGGAGCTGCCGAGGTGGACGCCCCACATCTCCGCCTGGGCCTCCATCCGGTACAGCAGGTTCGGGAAGAGGGCGTCTCGGTAGACGCGCTGGAGAGTGCGATCCTGGATCGTCGCGGCAACGGTCGGGTTGAACGTTACCTGCAGGGAGCCGTCGGGGAAGTTCGCCATGTGGTCCTCGTGGTTGGGTCAGTTCATCGATCGGCTCTCCTTCTTGGCGGGTATGGGGTTCTTGGTACTGACGAAAACTGTGCAGGACTCCGGCCGTCGCCGTCAAGGCCCCTAGCGGACGCCGTAGCTCGCCTTGTGCCTCCGGAACTGCTCGTCGGACATCTTGAACGCGTCGACCTGCGGCGGCTCGTCGCCAGGCTTCCGGTTCGCCGGCGTCTCCTCGCCGGGCTGCAGGCTGAGGGGCGGCGTCATCGTCGGCCGCAGCGTGACCGGCGGCAACGGCGCGGCGCCCGCGAAGATCTGCGGGTGCGACGCCTTCATCCCGGCGAAGAACGCGGAGGCCTCGGGGATCGCCGCCTCGTCCGGCGCGGCAGCGACTGCCTTGCGGTACTGCCAGAGCGCGAAGTCCGCCTGGTCGTCCTTGATGCCGGCGCGCAGGGTCTCCAGCCTCAGCTCGAGCTCGACGACCTCGTCGCGCGCGCGGCGCTTGGTCGAGACCACCTTGCGCTTCGACTGCTCGACGCGCGCGGTCAGCTTGGCGACGCGCCTCTCCAGCAAGCGCTTCTCGCGGTCCGACCCGGGTGCGGGAGCCGCCGCCGGCGGAGCGCCGCCGGGCGCGGCGTCGATCGCGGTACCGGCCTTCTTGACCAGCTCCACTGCCTCGTCGAGGGAGACGCCGAGCTTGTCCTGGACCAGGCGGGCGGCCTGGCGGGCGGCCTCCTGGCGTAGCCGCTTGAGCAGCTTCGGGTGCTTGTCGAGCTGGATGTCATCGACGTTCCCGGGCTTCGGCTTCTTGGGAGCGGGCGCCGGCGGGGCCGCCGCTCGCGGCGCGGGGGCAGCGGGCGCTGCCGGTGGGGCGGCCGCTGGGGCTACCGGGGGAGCGCCTGGGGCGGGAGGATTCTGCGGGGCGGGGGCTGCTGGGTCGGCCATGGGTCACGGTCCTTTCGTACCCGCCAGTACAAGGCCCCGGTGGCGGCCTGCGCGCGCGGATTCCCGCCGCGCGCGCGGATGTTCAGGCGTTACGGGTTCTGCCCGATCTCGCGAGCCAGGACGCCGGGCGTGGTGTCCGCGGCGGTCGAGTAGCGGAGCGCGCACGTGGTGTTCGCGTCCGCGACGTTGAACAGCAGCTTCTTGCCGCCGTCCCAGACCACCTGGCCGGGGGCCGGGGTGATCTTCTGCGAGCCGGTGATGGGACCCTTCAGGATCGTCCGCTCGCCGGCGGTGCCGCCGATGCCCTGCACCGACCACAGGTAGGCCGGCTGGTTGGCCATCGTGCAGACGTTCGACGTGATGGTCGCGCCCGCCTCGGTCGCGGTGAGACCGAGGATCAGCTTGGCAAAGAGATCGCCGAGCCCGATCTCCCGGAAGATGTCCATCGCGCGGTTCTCGGGGCCGGTGTTCGCTTCAATCCGGATGCTCATGGTGATCTCCTGGTCGGGTTTGCGTTCCGCTCGATCACGATGAAACGCCGCGCGCGGAGCGCCGTCAAGATAGGGGGCCGCTCACAGGACGTCGCCGGAGAGCACGTACGCGAGGTCTCCCGTGCCGACGATCTGGATCGCGGTGATCTCGTCCCCGTCGCTCGGGTTGTGGATCATGTACCGGTCCGAGAGCGGCAGCGTCGCGACGCCGAGCCCGGTGGTGATCAGCAGCTTCATCGACGCGCCGCTGAGGACGCGCGCGCAGAAGAACCTGCCCTTCGTGATGCTCTCGAACGGGACCGAGTAGGGCGCGAGGTCGGTCGACGCGATCGACAGCTCGGCCCCCTTCGCGGCCTGGTAGACCGCGCAGAGGCTGAGGTCCATCAGCGCCTGCAGCGTGCAGGAGTACGCCGAGGAGGTCGCGGGCGACGCCGCGACCATCCCGGTGACCTTGATCCGCGACGACTGCGCCACGCGGGTCCGGTTACCCGCCGGAGCTGGTGCCGCCGTCGCGGACGCCCGTGAACGGCACGTCGGTGTCGCGGACGGGGTTCTGCTTCTCGCCCCACGCGTCGGCGGGCGAGACGTTCGGGTGGTCGGGGCCGACCTTCTTCTCGTGCTCCTCGTTCGGGTCGTAGTTCGCTTCGGTGCTCATGGTGCGGCCTTTCGTGTGGATACTGGGGAGGGAGCGGCTACTTGTTGCCGCTGGTGGTGATCCTGAAGGGCACCGGGTCCGGCTCCTTCGGGATCTGCGTCGGGTCGAACGCCTTGTGGTCCTCGGACTTCGACGGGTCCCCGAACTTGCGGAGGGTCTCGTCGTTGGGGTCGCTGCCCTTGTCGTTCTGCTCGGCCATGGGACGGTCCTCCTACTTGAACGGTGCCTTCTCTTCGGGGGGAGCCGCGCCCGGGTTGCCGGTGTAGTCCGGCTCCTTCGCCTTGGGGTTCTGCTCGTCGTCGTCCGGCTCGGGCTCGAACGACCCCTTGTTGTTCTGCTGGAGCGCGATCTCTCGTGGGCTGGGCACGGCGGCCTCCTACTTGATCGGGTTGTCGTCCCGCACCGGGTTCTCGGGCGAGCTGTCGTCGAGCCCGCCGCTGTCTCGGCGCTGCTGCTCGATCAGTCCGCTGCGCCGGCCGAGCCCCGGGTTCGCCTCGTCAGCGAACGGGATGCTCGGCTCGGGCGGGTCCTGGATGGCACTCGGGCGCGGCACTACTCGTCGTCGGACTCGTCGTCCGCCTCATCGTCGCCGTCGTCGTCCTTGCCGCCGTCGTCCTCGTCGTCCGACTCGTCGTCGTCCTCGTCGGACTCCTCATCTTCCTCGTGCTCCTCCTCGTGCTCGTCGGCGAGGTCATCCGCCTCGGTCTTGAGCTCCTCGACGGCGTCCTGGAACTTCTCGTACTTCTTCTTGAACGCCTTCGGGGTCTCGTCGGGGAGGGTCAGGCCCTTGAGGGCCTTCAGCTTGTCGTCGAGGTCGGTGCTCAGCTCCTTCAGGATCTGGCAGCAGTCGGTCGGGCCGCCGCCCTCGTCGTCCTCGTCCTGGTCACCGTCCTGGCCTTCAGTGCCGTCGTCGGCCGCACCGTTCTGCTGGCTCTGGTCAGCCGCACCGTCACCAGCGCCGGCCCAACTCTTGAGGTCGCCCTTGTCATAGCCGGAGTTCATGACCCCGAGGATGAGGCCGCCGCCCGCGCGCTGTCAACGGGGCACGGAAACTGATCTCGCTCCTTTTAGAGGAGTGAGATCCCACCGCCTTGCCTTACCTCTCCTAACCCCGCCCTGCCTTGCCATGACACCCGGGATATTACCCGAGGTCCGACGGTACCGACGGCCGGACGCCGCCGAGGTCGGTCACCTGGCTCGGCTCGGCCCAGCCCTGGACCCACGGGATGACCGTCTCTCGATCGTTCGGCCTGTTCGGCGGGCTCATGTACCTGACGACTTTCCCGGTGGGCGTCCCCCGCGCGTCCTTGACGACCCATACGAACGGTTGATCGACGGGAACCGTCTGCCCGTCCAGCTCGATCGAGTCCTCGCCGGTCCGGTCATCGTGGGTCGTCACCAGCCGCTTCATCAGCTTCGGGACCGACGGCGCCAGCTGCTCGAGGCCGCGCTGGTTCGTCACGTGGTACGAGTACGACATCTCGGTGCGCACGATCCGCTCCGCCCGCCAGCGCTGGGCGTCGAACAGGCCGTCGGTCTCCACCACGCGGCCCACCGCCTCGTCGACCGTCTCCTCCTGGATGATCGAGTGTGAGAGCCCCGTCCGGATCGCGCGCATCGTCTCCGGGCCGTAGAACGCGGCGCTCTCGCGGTACTTGTCCAGCAGCGTGCGCGCGACCTCGGGGTAGGCCCCGCGCACGACCGCGGCCTGGGCCACCTGGATGACCGGGGTCATGTGCCCGAACTTCTCCTCCATTTTCCCGACCATCGACACCAGGTGCTTCGGCGCCAGGTTCCCGGCCATGCGCCCGGTCTGGTCCATGTGGTGGACCAGGTCCTTCTCGAAGGTCGCGACCGTGTCGCTGACCTGGGTCAGCACCATGCGCAGGTGCTGGGCCCCGAATGTGTCCCCCCGCCCGGTCCGCGTCAGGCGCCGCAGCTTGGCCTCGAGCTCGCCGCGCGCGTCGGCGTAAAGACGTCGCATTCGTCCCACCCCGCGAACTTCGATGACGCCGAACAGCTGCCGGCGGTGCAGGTCGACGATCTCGCGGATCAGGGAGGCCATGCCCCCAATCTACTTCCGGAGGAGCAGCTCTGCGGATACGCCGGGCGGGAGGCGACCGTCGTTGTCGATGATGTGCTTGAGCTCGGCTGCGGTCAGGGATGCCCAGGACAATTCACTTCTGTCCAACTTGCGGAGTCGCAAGATCTGCCGCGCATTCGCGACCTCCTTCTCCCAGCGCTTCCTGACCCGGTCGATGTGCTGGTCGATGACTCGCATCGGGCGCTTCAGCTTCCGCGCCATCGATTCCCGAGAGACGCCGTAGAGCAGCATCGACTCGATCTGGGCGATCGCCGTCTCGTTGCGCTTGATCTCTCCCGTCTTCCCTGCGGCCGTCGCCCTGCGGCGCTGGCCGTAAAGGCGGGTCACCTGCCTGGTCTTCGCGTTGCGGGTCTGCTTGGACTTCATCTTCCGGATGATGATCCTTCAGGCGGCCCCTGAGCAAGACCAATGCATCATTGGCTTCGGAGGCTGACTTAAACCCAGAACCATGGTGGTCGATTTTGTCGATACGAACCCGATAGCCGTACGTCCCTCGACGCCGGTCCTCGGTCACGCCCTTGTATCCAAGGTGATTTCTTCGGAGCATGTGGGTGGGGACCGCCCAGTTGTGTTTCCGGGCCCAACCCACGTGTCCATTGCAGTAGCCGTTGGTGAGGTACGGCAACCCGCATTCCGGCACTGAACAAAGTCTCTGGGGGCGCGGTGGTCGCCGTTGCTCGCGCAAAATGGCCGCTGCCGTAAACTTGGCGATCTGCTCCGGGGTGTACGTCCTGCCTGTTCTGCTTTTGTTTTTCGCGCAGATATACGCTTCCCAACACGGCCTGCTACAGAGCTTGGTGGCTTCTCCCCGACACCGTGTGAAGCTCTGCCCGCACTGCGCACAAGTCCTGACGTCGATAGCCTTCTCATGCTTGGATCGGCCCGCCGCTACCGCTGCCGCTCGCTTGGCCTGGAGCATCGCGGTCGATGACTTCATCCCGATCTGCGCCACCCTCCCCGGGGTCCTGTCGCCTTTTTTAAACCGGTGCCCGCCATTGGTGAATGATGAGTCGACCTGGTCATGGAACTGTTTCCTGAGCCTCGCGGATGAAAGGCGAGCCCCCAGGGGGAGTCCATACACGCGTAGGCGATCGATCGTCGACATCCCCCGGTGTACGGGCAAGTTGTGTCTTCGCGAGAAGTGAGTCCCGGCACATTCCAAGAAGGTGTTGCAAAGCTTGCAGAACAGACCGTCCTCATAGACGTCGACGATCTCGCCAGTAGCCAGAAGATTGATCATCTCTTGGATATTACCGGCGCCCTGGGACCCATTCCTTGACGTCATGGGCGGTCAGGAACGGCGGGCCGTTCTCGATCTGCTTCCACACGACCTGGGGGCAGCGGCACCACTCGGTGATCCGGCCGACCTTCAACAGCATCATGTCGGGGGCCACCTGGAGCGCCAGGCGCTTGCCGTCGCAGCAGAGGGCGTGGACCATGAACAGCACGGCTATCCCCGGCTGAAGAATCCGCGGCCGCGCCCGAGATCGATCCCGCGGGGATGATCGCTGTCAGGGGAGAACCGGACATATTCGTTCGAGCAGGGACGCGTCTCGACCAGCAGTGATAGGCACGCCGGGCACTCGACGACGTTGCGCCGCTCCACCTCGTCGTCGTCGCGTTCGGTCACCAGGACGGCCGCGTTCGGGTCCGGCGACTGCTGGAGCCGGATCGCGACGCCACAAGGACAGCTGAGTCTCGCCATGATTATTTTGTTCCCTCCCCCGTTGTGCTCGCACCGGACCGGCAGCCACAGGGCGCCGGGGATCCTCCGGTTGCGCGCCAGCCACGCCGCGCGCGGTCTCGTACGCCTTCCTGAACCCGGGCTCCGTCCGGAACCGCTCGACCAGGTCGCGCTCGAACGGGCTCGGGGGCCGCTGGTCAGCCACCGGCGTCCCAAACCCCGGCGGTCACCACCTGTGCACCCGGTCCGGCTCGCGTCGAGGCACGCGCGCCAGCGCCTCGACGGCGCCGATACGCGCGATCGCGGGGATCGACGGGTTGCTGACGTAGCCGGCCCATATCTCGATCCCGTCGGCCGGGTCGACCTGGTACAGCTCGATCTTCCCGTCCGAGACCTCGACCGCGACCAGCTGCTGGTCCTCGATCGCGAACTCGGCGCGGCGGACGGCGTAGACGGCCATCACCGTGCCCCCGGGCAGGCGTCGACGCAGACCGTGCGGAAGTGCTGGATCCGGCCATCGTCGATCTCGCACTCGACCAGCGGCTTCTGGCTCGGCGACCCGGCGCAGCCGAAGCTGTAGCCGGGCGCGGTGGGGCACGGCGAGCTCAGCTCCGCGTTGTCGCCGGGCGCGAGCTGCTCGACGCAGGGCGGGACCAGCGGGACGCCGCCGCATGAGCTCCCGAGCAGCAGCACGAAGACGATCCACCCCACGGTGAACACCACCACCGCCAGGACGTCGCGGCGGAACGCGCGCGCCGCCTCGGGGGCCGTGCCCGGGGCGATCACCGGCGCACCCCAAGTTCTGCGATGACCTGCTCGATGAGCAGGCGGTACGGCACCCACGCGATCGCGCAGTCTCGCTTCCCGCTGTGGACATCCTCGCACCCCTTCGAGTCCTGGGCCGGCTTCAGTCCGCGGCATCCGGACGGGCGCTCGTCGAAGATGTCACATCCGCCCTCGCCGCGGAACGTGCAGTCGCCGCCCCAAGACGGGTCGAGCAGCTCACCGAGGCTGTCCTTGGTCGCGGGGCGCACGAAATACCCGCGACTCACCTCGTCCTGGTCCGGTCGCGGGTCCCCTTCCCACCAGTCGATCGCCCAGCGTCCCGTGCGGAGCCGCTCGATGAGGCGCGCGCGGATCTCATCGGGGGTCGTGCCGAAGTCGGACGGCATCGCCGCCCCCGGCATGTTGCGGCAGCACTTCCCGCCGCACGGACCACACAGGTCCGGCTGGACGAACGAGTCCTGGATGACGACCAGCTTAGTCACCAGCGCACCACCGGGCGGCGTGGGAACAGGACCGCGTTGGCGCTGCAGGCGCCGGTGCCGCCCATCAGGGCGGCGACTTGGATCAGGGTCGGCAGGGTCAGGGACATCGGAACCTCCTCGGTTTCTGCGGCTCATCGCCGTTGAGGACCATCCTAGTAAATATCGTAACGGATGTCCATTGGAATAATGATCCCCGTCCCCTCCAACTGGAGGACGGGGAATCCCGCGCCATGTCCCGCCAAGCCGATCCGATCCAAACCTTGCCCTGCCCAGCGGTACGATACCTGGCCGCTACGGGGGATATTACCCGGCCGCGCCGCGCATCGGTTTAGGACGCTTCCCCTGCTCGATGGCCCGTTCCCGGTCGTGGACCCGGTCGTGGCATTTGACGCACAACGTATGTAAGTAGCGGTCGTCCTTGGGGTCATCCCCCGCGCGCGCGGCCGCCCGGTCCCCGGGGTCCTTCCGGGCCTTCGGGTCCTGCAGGATCTCCTCCGGATGACCGCTCTGGTGGTCCAGGTCGAGGTCCTTCTTGGGGGTCGGGCACTTCGGGTTCGAGCAGCGCCAGTGGTCCCGCCGGAACACCTTGAGCGCCAGCCTAGGGTCCAAGCCGCCCTTCCCGCCGTGCGCCAGGGTAGCGCCCGCGCGCTTGGCCTCGCGCTGGATGCGGCGGACGACCCGGTCGTCGGAGGACGCGCCCGCGCGCTTCTTGATGCGGGTCGCCCAGGCGCGGACGGCAGCCGGCTTCGCCACCGGCTAGGCCGCGGGCTCGGGCCCGGCGCCGCCGGGGACCAGCATCGGGGCCGCGCGCGCTACGGCGAACCCGCGCCCGCCGCGGGCGTCGGCGCCCGGGTCGGAGCTGGCGGAGGCATTCGGGTTGCGGTCCTGGACCGTCGCCGGGTGGTGCAGCTGCTCGAGCCGGCGCTGGTCCTCCTCGCCGGGGACCAGGCCCATCACGTCGAAGCCGACGCGGCCCGCGAGCTGGTTGGGGTCGAGGTCCGGCTGCCGCGCCAGGAAGTCCGCCCACGGGTTGACCGGGTTCCCGAACCGGTCGACGCCCGGCGGGACGAGCTGGCACTCCTCGACCTTCCGGAACGGGATGACGTTCGACGGCGGTTGGCCGTAGCCGTTCGCCTGGTTCGGCGCGTAGGCGCGGACGCCCTGGGGCTGGCGGACCGGATCAGGCGCTGCCGGGAGCGGGACCAGGACGTAGGTCCCCGTCTGGTGGAGCATCCATGCCATCCCCGGCGGCGCCTGGGTCAGGGCCTGGGGAGGCTGCTGGGACGGGGCTGGGGCTGACGACGGCGACGGGTGCCGCGATCCCCTCCGTGACCACCTGGCGATCTCCTCCCTGCTGGGCATACGGCAAGGATAGGCCCAGCTCGCCAGCGAGGGCAAGCCAGTCGGGGCGTTCGCCGAGGTCGTCGGGGTACATGTCCGCGATCGGTTTGCCGGGACGCGTCCACGGCTGCATCAGGCCCCAGACCCCCTCGGCCTCAAGGAATGCGCGCATCTCCTCGAAGAGGCCCCAGGAATACTCGAGGTCCTCGGGGACGCGCCCGAATCGCCAGAAGGCCTCGGGGTCGCCGGGCATCTCCATGTCCAGCGCGACGGCGCTCGCGCAGCGGCAGCTATGTAGCCAGAGCGTCGCGCCGCTGGCGCTGGCGGCCAGGATGAAGTCCTTCGCGCGCGGGCGCCAGCGCAGCGGCTTGGAGTGCGACTCGACCAGCGAACCGTCGAAGTCGAGCGCCAGGGTCAGCGTGGGGTGGTCCCTAAATCCCGTCGACGTGCCACTGGGCGATGTCATAGCCGAGCTCCGGGTGGTGGATGGCCTGCAGCTGGCACATCGACTGTGACGTCGGGATGGTCACGTACGCGGGGATCGTGGCGGCCCCCGTCGTGCCGTAGAGCGTGCGCACCTCGATGTGCCCTGTGTCGTTGACGTTGTCGTCGTAGCTCAGGATGTCGTTCTTGCAGCCGTCGTAGAACTGGCTGTTTTGCAGCGTGAAGAACAGCGCCGGGCTGTACGCGATCGTCGGCAGCACGCCAGCTGGGAATGACCAAGCGACCTGCTGGTACTGCTTGTAGTTCCACTGCGGGTCGAACGTCGCGAAGGTCAGGTACCCGCTCTGCCAATTCATCTGGAGCTTGTCGTATGGGGACAGCGTCACGCTGATCACGCCGTTCTCGGCCGCGATGTGGCCGGCGCCGTCCGTGAAGACGATGTTCGTCGTCGCGACGAAGTAGGCGGGCGTCGCCTTGACCAGGTACATCTGGAAGGTGATCTGGTTCAGGTTCCCCGTGCCGTGGATCCCGTCGGACCCGAAGACGCCGCTCCCGCCGTTACCCACGGCGAACGACATCGACCACGCGGCGCCGGCCGACGGGCTGTGCGGCGTGTTCGGCACCTGGTCGACCTCCTGGAACATCGTCTGGATCGGCTGTGACAGCGTGCCGTCGACCATCCACCCGGTGCCGAGATTGTACGTTCCGACGAGAGCTTCCTCGGTGGTCGCGGGGGACGAGCCTCCGCAGGCGGCGGCGAGCAGGACGGTCAGTGCACTGGCGATCAGGATTCTATTGCGCATCGGTACCCTCCTCTTGTCACGGTCGCCCGCCGGCACCTGCCGGCGGGCTGCTGCCGCCCCCGAACGGGCTCTGCCGGCCGAGAGCCGTCGCGAGCATCTGCTCTGACTGCTGGTCGGCTTCCTTCGTGGCGGTGTCGACCTCTCCCTCGACGTCCTGGACGCCGAACGCGGCTGCGATCGGGCGGGCCGCGGTCACCTTGCGGATGAACCCCGCGGCGGCGGCGCTGGAGCTGTTGCGGATGTCCTGCTGCACGTCGAACGCCGTCGGGGCGAAGTACGGTCCCCACTTCAGCGAGATGTAGCCGCCGGCCCCGAGCTTGTGGTCGACCAGATCGCCGTTGAGCTCGCGCGGCGGCAGGTCGAACCGGAACACGCCGTCAACGAGTTGCCCGTCCAGCGTCCGCATCGTGACCGTCGTCGACGTGAACTTCCGCGCGATCGCCTCGGTCAGCCGCATCAGCAGGATGACCGCCGGGCCGTACTGCGCCCGGAGATCGTCGGCGCGCTCGAGCATCGGCGCGAAGCGGAACTCGATCGCCTTGGCCGACTGCGCGGCCGCCAGGTCCGCGTCGTCGATCAGCACGATCCCGGTCAGGTCGCAGACGGTCTGCTTGTACTCGGCCGTCAGCTTGAGGCCTGCCTCGATCCCGGCGCCGGTCATCTCCAGGTACTTCGCGTCGCCCTTCGAGCCCACCTCGATCGCGTTCCGCGACCCCTTCTGGAGGTCCTGCCCAGCCGTCAGCTGCTGCACCTCGGTCGGGTCGGTCTTCGTGACCAGGGTCGGGTCGAGGTTGTTGAGCGTGCCCGAATGACATTGCGCGATCATCCGGTCCTCGGCGTCGATGGTCTGCCACGCGCCCTCGCAGTCGGCGTCGCCGTCCTGGTCGTCGCTCTCGGCGTTGTTCTGGATCCAGACGCCCGGGAACTGCCCCAGCCCGTGCTGGACGCTCGACTGCACCGTCCACGGCGCCTCGCGCGCCATGTCGGCGCGGACGTCCTCGTAGACGATGTCGACGTCGGTCGTGATGATCCGCCGCGACAGGTAGTCCACCACCTCGGTCCCCTCGTTCTTGCCGTCCTCCGCGACGACGTCGACCTCGCGCAGGTAGCGCTGCATGACCAGGATGCCGGCGAGCTGCAGCTTGCGGCGGTCGGCCCAGACCGGCGTGACGTTCTTCGAGTTGTGGACCTCGTAGTTGAACTTGCCGTCCTGGCAGCCGACCGTCATCACCACCGATCCCATCGCCCCGCCCTTGTCGCGCGCGGTGCGCATCGCGGCCCAGAACCCGGACGCCTCCCGCACCGCCTCCAGGAAGGCCTCGGTGTCTGGGTCGTTCGCGACCTGGACGGCGGGCCTGCGCTTCTCCGAGAACAGCAGGCCGGTGTAGCGCTTGATGATCGTGCGCACCCGGTTCGTCGGCGCCGTCGGGCGCTTGTCGCGCGCCAGCAGGTTGTCGATGGCGTCGGTGGGCCCCATCGCCTTCGGGAACGTGACCTCGGGTGAGATCGTCTCGTAGGCGTCCGCGTTGCGCCCCTCCCAGTCGCGCTCCTGGTGCTGGTACTGGAGGCAGCGGAAGAACGCCTCGCGCCGGTCAAGCAGCCTGTAGCGCTCGGTCTCGCCGAAGACGGCGCGGTCCTGGAGCATCTGGACGAGCTGGTCGGCGTTCGGCTGGACCGCGGTGTCGGCCGGGCGGCCCTCGATCGTGGTGCTCACGTCCCGGAGCGTCTCACGGGCGACCCATGGACTTCAAGGCTAGGGCCCAGCACCGGCGCGCCGCGCGCCGCCACCACGGGGCCCTCGTCGTCGGGGCGGGCGGGAACCGCAGGTCCTGGGACAGGCGCGGCGTGGTCGTCGGCCGCAGGATCACCTGCGGTCGCGGGAGCGGCGCAGGTCCTTCTTGGCCACGCGCCCCGCCGTCACCTGGCGCTTCAGGAGCTCGTCCCGGATGTACCGGTCCAAGCTCTCTGGCCCCGTCGGGAAGCTCGAGGCCAGGTCCGTCGGCGTGAACGCCAGGCGCAGCTTCGCGCTTCTCCATTCGCCCTCCCTGCGGTAGACGCCGCCCTCGAGCATCGGCAGCTGCTCGACCTCGCGCCAGACGAAGCCGTGGTACGTGAGGCACTGGCGGTAGGGCTCGTCGGTGCGGCCCTGGCGCTGCTCGGCCTGGAACTCGGCGAGCTGCTTCTCGTCCAGCTTGGGCCGCGGGTTGAAGCCGCCGTGATCCTCGTTGCGCCGGATGCGGTCGACCGTCTGCTCGAAGGCGCCGGTCGCCGCGTCGACGATGAAGCTCACGTTACGTCCCCAGCGGCAAAGCTTCCCAATCGTCCGACAGCAGGTCCGTCTGGCTCGCCAGCCACGGCACGAACGACCCGTCGGCCGTGCGCATCATGATGTACGGCAAGAACCGGCAGACCGTCCCCTCTGGCAGCCCGGTGGCGCGTGCGGTGTTGGCGTTGATGGGGATGCCGGCCGGGTAGCCCGCCTGGTAGGCCAGGTACATCCCCTTGCCGTTCCAGCCCGCGCGCGTTACGCGCCCGCCAGCCTTCATCATGTCGATCGCCCAGCCGATGCCGTTACCTCCCATGGTTAGACCTTGGTCCGGTCGAAGGCGCCGTAGGTGTCGTCGTGCGCGCGCTGCCGCGCCATGCGCTCGCCCTCGGTCAGCAACCCCGGCGGGACGACGCTGACGATGTTGTAGCCCTCCTTCTCGAGGGCCTCGACCTCGGGCAGGTTGCGGGCGCCGGCGGCCCCCCGGTCCGTCTGGACCGAGATCCGCTTGAAGTCACCCTCGGCGGCGGCGTGGTGGCCGACGCCGTCCTTGCAGAGGACGACGTCGAAGCGCTCGTCGCGCGGGGCGTAGAAGTCCATCCTCCTCGGGTCCGGCGGCGGCGGGTTCTCATTGGCCATGCCCCAGAGCCTAACCCCGATCCGGGCCGGCGGTCACTTCTGAAGTTTGGCCTTCAGCTTGGTGAACTCTTCCCAGCGCTGGACCGCGACGTCGACGTAGGCCGGATCCTTCTCCATCGCCAGCACCCGGCGCCCCAGGCGCTCGCCCGCGATGATCTGGGTGCCCGACCCGCTGAAGGGCTCGTAGCAGACGCCGCCGCGCTTGACGTGGTTGTTCATCGGGCGCTCGAAAATCTCCACCGGCTTCTGGGTCGGGTGGACGCGCTTCGCCGCCGCGGTCTCGTTCGACACCTCCCAAACGGTCGTCTGGTTCCGGTCCCCATAGAACGGCGGCCGGCTGCCCTTGACCCACCCGTAGAAGCACAGCTCGTGGCGCCAGTGGTAGTCGCCGAACCCCAGCAGCATCCCAGGTTTCACCCAGATGATCTGCCGGTGGAGCACGAGGTTTGCAGCAGCAGCAGCAGCAGCAGCAAAGAATCCCTGCGTCATGTGCGCGTGCCACAGGTACCACGCGGCGTTCGGCGCGAGCGCGTGCTGCAGCGACGCCGCGAAGACGGCCTCGAGGAAGGGCTGGATGTCGGCGCCGGTCTTGTCGTCGTTGTCGATCGACACCTTCCAGATCTGCTTCCGCTTACCACCATCGACCTGCTTCGCCGCGCCTACGCGCTGCTCATCGGTGTAGTCGACGCCGTACGGCGGGTCGGTCGCCATCATCGCCGCGCGATCCGATCCCATCAGCCGCTTCACGTCCGCAGCAACGGTCGAGTCCCCGCACAGCAGCCGGTGCTCGCCCAGGATCCAGAGGTCGCCCGTCTTGCTGCGCGCCTTCTTCGGGCGCTCGGGAACCGCGTTCGGGTCGGTCGCGCCCTCGCCCGGCGCGCCGCCGGCGCGCGCGAGGAAGGTCACGAGGTCCTTCTCGCCGAAGCCGCTGCCGATCAGGTTGCCCTCGCCGAGCTTGCCCAGCATGTCCGCGGTCAGGCGGTTGTCCCACAGCCCCTCGCCGATCCGGTTCGCGCCCAGCAGGTGGCGGCGGGCTTGGTCCATGTTCTCGAAGTAGACGCC